CTAAAAACATGGTAACAAAGGTAAAATTCATGTATGAAAACTTACCTTCATGGCTTAAAATAGATGCTCCTGAAAATAATAAATTAACTTTACGATTAGCAAATGGATCACAAATTAAAGCAACATCAGCTTCAAGTGATGCAGGTAGATCTGAAGCAGTATCTTTACTACTAATTGATGAGGCAGCTTTTATTGACAATATTGGAGAAATTTGGGCATCAGCTCAACAAACATTAGCAACTGGGGGTGGTTGTATAGCATTATCTACACCTTATGGTACTGGTAATTGGTTTCACCAAACATGGGTTAGAGCAGAAAATAGAGAAAATCAATTTTTACCTATAAAACTCCCCTGGTATGTACACCCAGAAAGAGATCAAAAATGGAGAGATACACAGGATGAATTATTAGGTGATCCTAGAATGGCAGCACAAGAATGTGATTGTGATTTTAGTACCTCTGGTGATATTGTGTTTTACCCTGAATATATAGACTTTTATGAAAAAACATATATAAAAGATCCTATGGAAAGAAGAGGTGCGGACCAAAACTTATGGGTTTGGGAATCACCTGATTATACAAGAGATTATGTAGTAGTAGCAGACGTTGCTCGTGGAGATGGAAAAGATTACTCAGCATGTCATGTGATTGATGTTGCAAATAATGTACAAGTTGCTGAATATAAAGGACAATTAGGTACAAAAGAATATGGACATTTATTAGTTGGTTTAGCTACTGAATATAATGAAGCAATGTTGGTAATAGAAAATGCTAATATTGGTTGGGCAACTATACAAGTTGCTTTAGATAGACAATATCCTAACCTTTACTATTCACAAAAGAGTGATTCCCCAAATGCTAGTTCGTATTTTGACAAATATCAAGACCATTCAAAAATGGTAGCTGGTTTTACAATGTCATCTAGAACACGCCCTATGGTAATAGGTAAGTTTCAAGAATATATTAGTGATAAAGGAGTAACAATACAATCAAAAAGATTGTTAGAAGAAATGAAAACCTTTATATGGAAAAATAATAGGGCAGAAGCACAAAGTGGGTATAATGATGATTTAGTAATGTCTTTTGGTATGGCTATGTACATTAGAGATACGGCATTAAAATTAAGACAACAAGGATTACAAGCAACTAAAAATGCTTTAGGAGGTATGACTGTAAATAGAACAGAATATCAAGGGGGGTATGGTTTTTCAAAAGGATCCGATAACCCCTACCATCAAGATATAGGAGGTAGTAAGGAAGATATTAGATGGCTTCTTTAGATAATATTTATAACAATAATAATAAATTATGGCTGATAAAAGCGTATTTACAAGATTAAAAAGATTATTTTCAACTGATGTAATCATTAGAAATGTTGGTGGTGACCAAATTAAAGTAATCGATAGTGGCAAAATCCAATCTACAGGTGAATTAGAAACAAATTCATTAATGGATAGATATAATAGAATATTTTCTACTAGTCCCTCATCTTTGTATGGAGCCCAATTTAATATCAATTATCAATATCTAAGACCTCAATTGTATTCAGAATATGATGTAATGGATAATGATGCTATTATTGCTTCGGCTTTAGATATTTTAGCTGATGAATCTACTTTAAAAAATGATATGGGTGAAGTACTTCAAATTAGAAGTGCTAACGAAGATATACAAAAAATATTATATAATTTATTTTATGATGTATTAAATGTAGAATTTAATTTATGGATGTGGATACGCCAAATGTGTAAGTATGGTGATTTTTTCTTAAAATTAGATATAGCAGAAAAATTTGGTGTTTATAACGTAATACCTTATACTGCCTATCACATTGAGAGACAAGAAGGATTCGATCCAGAAAACCCATCTGCTATTAGATATAGATATGCTATGGATGGAATGGACAACTTAAGTTCAGGTATGTACCCAGTTCCAGGAGCAGGTGGTGGTAATTTAATGAATGAGACTGGTATATTCTTTGATAATTATGAAATGGCTCATTTCAGATTAATATCTGATGTTAATTATTTACCTTATGGTAGATCATATATAGAACCTGCTCGTAAATTATACAAACAATATGTTTTAATGGAAGATGCAATGTTAATTCATAGAATTTCCCGTGCCCCTGAAAAACGTATTTTTTATATGAATGTTGGTTCTATCCCTCCAAATGAGATAGATGCATTTATGCAAAAAACAATTAGTAACCTAAAACGTACCCCATTCCAGGATAACAAAACAGGTGATTATAATTTAAAATTTAACCAACAAAATATGTTGGAAGACTTTTATATCCCAGTTCGTGGAAATGATCAAACAACTAAAATTGAGACTGCACCTGGATTACAATATGATGGTATTCAAGATGTAGAGTATTTAAGAGGTAAGCTATTTGCTGCACTTAAGATACCAAAAGCATTCTTAGGATATGAAGAAGATATTGAAGGTAAATCAACGTTAGCAGCCCAAGATATTAGATTCGCTCGTACTATTGAAAGACTCCAAAGAATAATACTATCAGAATTAAATAAAATTGCTCTAGTACATTTATACACCCAAGGTTATACAGATGAAACATTAACTAACTTTACATTACAGATGGCTAGCCCATCAATAGTATTAGAACAAGAAAAAATTGAATTATTAAAATCTAAAACTGAGCTAGCTGGTACTATGTTAGAACAAGGTTTAGTACCTTCAGATTGGATTTATGATAACGTATATCATTTTAGTGAAGACCAATATGATGAATATAGAGACTTATCTAGAGAAGATGCTAAACGTAAATTTAGACTAACTCAAATCGAAGCAGAAGGAAATGATCCTGTAGAAACAGGTAAATCGTATGGTACACCTCATGACCTAGCTTCATTATATGGCAAAGGAAGAACAATGTCAGACCCAGGTAATGTGCCTGATGGTTATAATGAAGATGATCCTAAATTAGGCCGCCCACAAAATACCATTACTAGTAGAAACAAACAAGATTCTAATTTTGGTAAGGATAGACTAGGAGTTGCTGGTATGAAAAATAAAGATAAAAATGATTCCGATTCTATACGTAATAACTTTAAAGGTGGTAGCCCATTAGCTCTTGAAGGTGCTAAAGTATCATTTTTAAAAAATAAGCAAATATTTGAAGCTTTAGATAAAAAGAATTTAGTATTTAAGTCTGATAAAGATAATAGTAAACTATTAGATGAAAACCAATTAAAGAAGTAAAAAACTTTACATATTTATAAATAAATATATTTTTTGATGAAAATAAAACATACAAAGTACAAAAACACGGGCATATTATTTGAACTGTTAGTACGCCAAATTACTGCTGATACACTTAAAGGTGGTAATTCACCAGCTATAGATATCTTAAAAGAATATTTTGTAAATACTTCTTTAGGTAAAGAATATAAATTATATGAATCTGTACTTAAATCTAAAGTAATAACTGAAGGTAGAGCTACAATAGTAATTGATACCATATTAGAGGCATCTACTAAATTTAATAGAAAATCTTTAAAAAAACAAAAATATAATTTGATTAATGAAATTAAAAAACATTATAATTTAGAATCTTTCTTTGGTTCTAAAATAACAAATTATAAAGAATTAGCAGCTTTATATACATTAATAGAAAATATTAATTCTAAATCAATTTCTAATCCTACACAATTAGTAGATAATAAAGTAACTTTATTAGAACATTTAACTAAAAAGGAAGTTACTCAAGATTCAAAACAAACAGTAATTGAAGAATTTTCTACATATGATAGTGATATAAGAACCCTTACTTATAAAGTATTATTAGAAAAGTTTAATAATAAGTACGACATATTAACCAATGACCAAAAACAAGTACTTAAAGAATACATTAATTCCGTTGATTCAACCCCAGATTTAAGAAATTTTTATAATTCAAAAATAGTAGATTTAAAATCTATATTAAAGGAATCATCTAAAAATATTAAAGATAAAGCTACTCAAATAAAAATTACTGAAGTAACTAAATTTTTAACTGAGTTGAAAAAAACAGATAAAGTTGGGGACAACAATTTAATTGATTTGTTACGTTATTACCAACTAGTAAATGAAATTCAGATAGCAAATGGCTTATAAATATAAACTTAAAGAAATAGAGATAGGTGATACTAAGGTTACTGGAGGGGTAAAATCTGTAGTTACAGGTAAAGACCCCGAAACTGGTGCTATATCCTGGTCTATTGATTATGTTCCTAATTTATCTAAACTAGTTGAAGATTCTATGGAATTAGCATCTACAGCAAAAGGTGTATATCAAAAAGCTAAAGATGATAAAAAATTCTTAGACATATACGAACAAGCAAAACAATTAAGAAATGTAATTCGTACCCATGTTAGAAACAACTACCCTTCAGATTATAGAAAAGCAGTCAGAGAAGAAGAAGTAGATGAAGCATCTATGTCAGGTGCTGCTGGTGCTTATAATACACCTTATGCTTTTAGAAAAAAAGGACAAAAACCTAATGATAAAGCATATACTAAATTAGGATATACTCTAGCAAAAGAAGATGTAGGCGCAACATTAGGACCAGGTCCTAAGGCAGGACCTGAAGGAGTTACAGATAATGCATATACAAAACAATTCAAATATAAGTTAGTCCCTAAAAATAAAAATGGTACTTATGTACAAAAAGGGGCAGGAACTATAGTTAAAAAACTTTATTAATATGTATAATCGAAATATTAATGAACAAGAATCTAAAGCAGCACAATACCAAAAAGAACGTATTGAAGCTTTTGATGTTTTAGAAAATAGATTAGATGTAGTAAAAAAATTATTACGTTTAGCAAAAATAGAAACTATAAAA